ACATTAGATAATCCAAATCCTTATAGTACGAGTCAGAATGATTTTTTTGGTCGATCAGTAGCAATAGATGGTAACTATGCAATCGTTGGTGCTTATGGAGAAGATGATTCTGGTGGTACTGATTCAGGTAAAGCTTACATCTTTAATGTCACTACTGGGGCTTTAGTTCATACATTAAATAACCCAAATGCTTATGATACAAGTGCTGATGATGATTTTGGTATCTCAGTAGCAATATCTGGCAATTATGCTATCATTGGTGCTCATCAAGAAGATGATTCTGGTGGTCTTTCCTCAGGTAAAGCTTACATCTTCAATGTCACTACTGGAGCTCTAGTTCATACTCTAGATAATCCTAATGCTTATGATACAAGTGCTGGTGATAGATTTGGTTACTCAGTAGCAATAGATGGTAACTATGCTATTGTTGGCGCTTATCAAGAAGATGATTCTGGTGGTACTGGTTCAGGTAAAGCTTACATCTTTAATGTTACGACTGGAGCCTTAGTTCATACTCTAGATAACCCGAATGCTTATGATACGAGTGCTAGTGATCAGTTTGGTTACTCAGTATCAATAGATGGTAACTATGCAATCGTCGGTGCTAATCTGGAAGATGATTCTGGTGGTACTCAATCAGGTAAAGCTTACATCTATAATGTCACTACTGGTGCACTAGTTCATACGCTGGATAATCCTAATGCTTATGGTACAAGTGCTACTGATTATTTTGGTCTCCTATTATCAATATCAGGTAACTATGCAATCGTAGGTGCTTATTTTGAAGATGATTCTGGTGGTAATAGTTCAGGTAAAGCTTATATTTTTAACGTTACAACTGGTGCACTAGTTCATACTCTAGATAACCCGAATGCTTATGATACGAGTGCTAGTGATCAGTTTGGTATCTCAGTATCAATATCAGGTAACTATGCGATCGTTGGTGCTTTTGTGGAAGATGATTCTGGTGGTATTTCCTCAGGTAAAGCTTACATTTATTATCTAGATACTGATCCAGTAAAACCTAGAACTTTACTTGACAAGCTCATAAAAATATTTTAAAGGAGAAATCTCATGGCTATCGTAAATAGTAAGATTATTGATGAGACAGATACAACTCTTATCATTGAGTTTACTTTTCGAAAATGGTCTCGCCAAATGTCAGTTGAAAAGAAAGAGGGCGTCACAACCGAAGAACTTGTAAAAAGATTGACAAGACGTATGACTATGAAGGCTCTGCAAGGACCTTTCCATTTCCAAAGATTATAAATAGTTGTAGAGGATTTATAAACCGGAGAACTCTATGGCTGTGACAAGCAGAGCAACTCTGATTGACTATTGCAAGCGTAAGCTCGGTGAGCCTGTCATCGAGATTAATGTCGACGAAGATCAGGTTGAAGATCGAATCGATGAAGCATTAGAATACTATCAAGAGTATCATTCAGACGCAACTCTGAAAACCTATCTAAAGCATCAAGTTACTGCAAGTGATATCAGTAACGAATACATTACGCTTTCTTCAGACATCATTCAAGTTGCGAAGTTGTTTCCTCTAACTTCTACCTTCGCCAACTCGCGTAACTTCTTTGATATTAAGTATCAGTTGATGCTGAATGACATGCACAACCTGGCTTCTTTCATCGGCGACTTGTACTACTACGAGCAGATGCAGCAATATCTTTCTCTTTTAGAGATGAAGTTGAACGGGCATCCTCAGGTGCAGTTCGCACGTCGACAAAATCGTCTCTATATCTTCGGCGATTTTGCAGATGGTGACATTAAAGAAGACGATTATCTTGTTGCCGAAGTATACCAGACAATCAATCCAGAGACACACACTTCTGTCTATAATGACAAGTGGCTTAAAGAATACGCAACCGCACTGATCAAGCAACAGTGGGGTCAGAACTTAATTAAGTTTGAAGGCATGCAATTGCCTGGGGGAGTAACGCTAAACGGAAGACAAATCTTTGATGATGCGACAAATGAGATCGAGAAGCTCAGAGAGAACATTCGTCTCGAGCATGAACTTCCGCCAGACTTCTTTGTAGGTTAAGATGTTAAATCCGTACTTCTCTCAAAGCGTTCGCTCAGAGCAGAACCTATACGAAGACATCATCATAGAGTCTTTAAAGATCTATGGCCAGGATGTCTACTATCTGCCACGCGATCTTGTAGGTGAAGATAGGATTTTCGGTGATGATGTTCCTTCGCGATTCAACTCTTCATATAAGGTGGAGATGTACGTTGAAAATACAGAAGGCTTTGATGGAGAAGGCGATCTCTTTACACGCTTCGGTGTAGAAATTCGTGATGAGGCTACATTTGTTGTTTCACGTCGGAGATGGAGAAACACTGTAAGTAAATATGATAATGAGATCACTGGTGAAAGACCTAGAGAAGGTGATCTAATCTATCTGCCTCTGTCTAAGTCATTGTTTCAAATCAATCACGTAGAGCATGAGCAACCGTTCTATCAGCTAAGCAACTTGCCGACGTATAAGATGCGTTGTCAGTTGTTTGAATACAACGATGAAGATCTCGACACTGGCGTTAAAGAGATTGATGCCATTGAACAAGATCATGCCTATACGTATATCCTCACATTGGGCGAAACGAGCCAGTTTATTACGATCGGTGAGACGGTCAGTCAGAGTCTTGGTGGCGGAGTTACAATGTCTGGTGAAGTTTCAAAGTGGTCTGATTCAGATCAGAAACTGCACGTTATTCACGCTGGAGCAGACGATGGTAAGTATCATGAGTTTATAACCGGCACTAATGTAACAATTACTGGTGAGCCAGATAGACTTGCAGACTCTAGCTTCTCTGTCAGCGCAGTGACTGAGCTAAATAAGATTGCAGAGAACGAACAGAACACTGACTTCAGCACGATCTCTGCGGACTTCTTAGACTTCACTGAAGAGAATCCATTCGGTGATCCGGAGAACAACTGATGTTTGGAACTTACTTTTACCATGAGAAGATTCGTAAATGCGTGGCTATCTTTGGCCGCATGTTTAATAATCTCTATGTTCTCCGTAAAAACTCATCTGGCACAGTCATCAGTCAGGTCAAGGTGCCGTTGTCTTATGCACCAAAGGCCAAGTACTTAGATCGTATTCGTGAGAATCCTGATCTTGATACTGACACGAAGGTTGCAGTTAAATTACCTCGCATGTCGTTTGAGATTACTGGGTTTGCTTATGATGCGGTGAGACAACTTGCAAAGACAAGCAACTTTAACACGATTGGAAGTACGACATCAACTAGGCAGAAGTTCTTTACTCCTGTTCCTTACATCATTAACTTTCAGCTCAACATCTATGCCAAGACACAAGACGATGCTTTGCAAGTTGTTGAGCAGATCCTACCATACTTTAATCCACAATATTCATTGACGATCAAACCGTTTGCCACAGAGTATCCAGACTTTAAAGAAGACATTCCTATCTCTATTCAGGGACTAACTTTCTCTGATGACTTCGACGGCCAGCTTGAGACACGAAGAACTATCATATATACGTTAGACTTTGAGATGAAGATCAGCTTTCACGGTCCGATCACTTCTGGTGAGATCATTCGCACCTCGATTGCTAAGTTGTTCCAGATGGAAAACGGGATGGCAGACTCTGATATCCAGCTCTCGACTCTCACTGTCACACCAGACCCGACAGCTACGTTTGGTATGGCAGACAGCGACTTTGGTTTTGACACGACAATTGACTTAAGCTTTGACGATAGCGCATAAAGATGGACTCCGACAACGTAAAAACAGATTATGATTACTCGCGTGACACATATTACGAGTTGATCGAAAAAGGCAAACAATCATTAGATCTCATGGTAGAGGTTGCTCGCGAATCTGAACATCCACGAGCATTTGAAGTTCTTGCTACCATGATCAAGAACATCAGTGACGTAAACGATCGGTTGATGGATCTGAATAAGAAGAACAAAGACATCAACAAGAAAGACGAAGATAAACCAAAGCAGATTGAAAACCAACAGAACAATATATTTTTGGGATCCACGACCGACCTACAGAAACTACTACAGCAACAACCGATTGACGTGACACCAAAAGAATAGGAGGTGTATATGAA